TATCAGTCGATACATACGACGGTGCTTGGCAGCGACGGGCGGCCGTTTGAGGTGCAGATAAGAACCAAAGACATGCACGCAACCGCAGAGTATGGTATCGCGGCGCATTGGCACTATAAAGAAGGCATACTCGAAGAAGACAGCATGGATAAAAAACTTACTTGGCTGAGAGAGCTGTTGGAATGGCATCCTGCGTCTAATCCCAGATACTACTATCTGTTCTGGATTGTATTTTGCCTTGTTCTTTATCTCAGTCGTAAAGTGATAGAGCTTCTGGACTTTTTGGTTCTTCCCCTTGCCCACCCTACGCGCAATGAACATTGGTTCGCCAGAGCCTGGGTTGTTCTTCTCATGCGTTCCCTCCCTGTAAATAATAAAGTTCTTCGGGTTCTTGGCTCCTGTATTAAATGTTTCCAGCAGTGTCTTCGGCTGAAGTCCCCTTGACACCGCGCCAGTAGAGGCCAGTCGGGTTATTGGCGCGCCTCGGTATGGGATCGCCTTCATCCTTCCTTTCGGCTTCCTGATCCCGCCGGTCACATGCTTATTCATAAACGCCGTGTCAGCCGATTTTCCCTTGGTCAGAGAGTTGTTACCGGCATTCTTTGGGAACCTAGTGTTTGACGGAACCTTGAAGCCTTTCTTGCTCCCTGTAGCTGCCCCAGTCGGTGCCTTTAACCTATTCTCCTGAATTGCCGCCACCAACACACCGGCCTTCTTCCAGTGCGCCACGTTGGACGGTCGGATCGTGTGAACCTGCTGGAAGAATGCTCTGTTCCTGAAGGCGAACTTTCTTTGATATCCTTTCTTCAGATCATCATCTCTGACGAACGATAGCGTCCGGTTCAGAGCAAGAGATGTTGCAAACGGGATTTGCTTCTCGACCATGCGGTCCACCGCAGCCTGAAATTGCTTGTTATTCGCCTTGATCGATATCTTCATAAAACACCTCCTGCATCGTGGAGGTACAAACGGTACACTCCTAAAGGAGTGTGTACCGTACCGTACCGCCTACTCGCCTTTGCCCTCAAGCGGTACAATACGCTCTGTACCGCTCTGTACCGTTTGTACCGTTTGTGCGCTAACACCAAGTAATAGCGTGGTTTTCCAGGTCTGAGACAGTACAGACCACCCGTCTCCATTTGTACCGATGTCGCCTGATGTAAGCAATTCGCTAACAATTCGCCCTTGGCGGCTCGGACGGACATATTGGACGGCAGATGACTGGCTGATGCCCATTTGATTGACATGATATCCGATAAGATCATCGCGAGATAGGAATGGATTTCCATCGACATCGAGAGGGGTTTTGGCACCCTTCCAGGCCATCTCAAATGTCCTCTGGTGTTTAATAATAGGATTGTCTTTGGTTGGTTTGATAGGCTCAACCCCCTCGACCATGACGGCTGATGTCACCTGTTCCCCATCTTCATCATACCATCCAGATATCGGGACGGATTGGAGTTCTGCGAATATATTTGGGGCTGCTTCAGCATCTTTGGATTTGCGCTGAACGATCTCAATCGTATCGCCAGGAATGACAGATATCTCGACATCCAAAGCTCCTTTCCAGGCCGACGATCCCCTAGCTCGATGCTGGGCCTCGGCTGATACACCAGTGTGATGGACTAGGATTACTGTTGCCCCGAACTCTTGGATCAAGGCACCGCAGGCGTCCAGCATTTGTTTGGCATCCTGGGCCGAGTTCTCATCGCCCTGGAGGTGCCTATGCAGGGTATCAACCACGATGGCCGTTGGAACCTCTGGCAACGAACGGATCGCCTCTACAGCCTTCTGGTAGCCCTCTGGTGCGTTGAGGTCTAATCCATGGGCTGAGACATACATATTGAGTGCGTCAACTTTATTGTGGGCCTTCCAAGCTGCTAATCGGCCTCGTAACCCGTGGTGGCCTTCCCCCGCCAGATATACCACCGAACCATGCCGAACCTTGTTCCCGAACCAATGGCCAATCGACCCGCGCGAGGCCACAGACCCCATCATGTCGAGAACCATGAAGGTTTTACCCGATCCAGACGGACCATGGATCATTACCAAACCTTCTCTCTGTATCCAGCGCTTAACCAACCATTTTATCGGTGATGGCTGTGCTGAGAAGTCATCGGCCTGGATTAACCAGTCATCCTGGGCTGGGAATAAGATGGCCATTAAATCATGACCAGCTAGAGCATAATCATTGGCGTCCCCAAGCTCCGTCGGCATGACGATCCGACAACCATGTTTCGCGGATGCCTCGTCAGCCTTGTTCCGGCCAACCCCACTCGCATCGTTGTCAGCAACAACCACGATGTCCTGCGTAACCCCGTGGGTTTGGCGTAGCTGGCGAACTATCTCTGGTAGGTTATTGGCACTGTATGCAATGACAACCGGCCTGTTCGACACTTCATGGATCGTAGCGGCTGTAGCAAAGCCCTCGGCCACGAATATCGTTGATCCATCGAGATCGCCTAGCGTCCAAGAGCATCCTCTCGTCGCAGCGCCTGGGTGATATCTTTTGTCCTCTCCAATATATTGTAGGGATGACAACTCACCGGCATCATCAAACAATGGGACAATTAATCTGCCATCGCCTGTGGTCCTTACACCATGCGGTTTGATACCTTTGCGAGCGAGGTACGGATGGTCAGGTGATGCGCCTGTTGCATCCCTCCAGATGGCTTGCACCGTATCTGCCGCGACCTCTTGCTTCCGCTGCCTCTCTTCATCTCGCCGTGCCTTGGCTTCGCTCTGACGCCGGACGATTGACATATGCTCCGCAGCGGTCATCTCGCGACCTATGTCGGCCCGAAATGTGACATCTATCTGGTCTCTCCAGCAACCAAATCGCCCCGCCACTGGTTCATCTGAGAAGGCAACGTACCAGCCGGAGTCGTCCCTTTTGCGCCCCTTCGTCGAGAACCGATGGAGCTGGCCGTCAATCCTAATCTGTGCGGGAGGCTCGATCCCTGCTGATCGCATTGCGTCTGCAAGCTGTAACTCAGGCGGATCGATGTGTTTCTTCGTCGGCAGTGTGAACGCGCCGCCGAATATGTTTGTCACGTCAACCATCTGTTTTATCCTTTCGCGCGTTAGTGCGGATTGTTCTCAACGCAAACTCGGCACCCAGGGCAGTGTAACCTGCTTTATCAATCCAACTGTCTTCGTGATTGATCGTGGTCAATAATCGGCAGGTCTTTAGCCAATCCATCATAAGTGCAACGTGAGACGGTGTTAGTTCTCCAGAGTTAGCCATTGCTTCTTGCACAATGACGTTCCAGCCATCCGCAATTCTTTCATGATTTTGGTAAGCGTCACCGTAATCTCTTGCGCGCTGTCCGTTGATTAGCTTCTCAGCCTTCGAGAGGACTTGCTCCCGTTTCATCTCAGGCATCTGCTCGAAGCCCTCCTTGTGTGACGATCTGGATTTGATACTGCCGCAACATTGGAGGCCGGTCACCCCATTGCGAGACTGCGGATTGACTTATATCTAACGCCTTGGCAATAGCGGCCTGCGTTTCAAAGTAGTCTAAAACGTCCTGCGTTGTCATTTATTTTGCTCCTTATGCGATTTTGACCTTTACACCATAAGGGAACTTTTATAAGGTGTCTACACTAATCGCAAACGGAATTGTCCGAACGCGAGACGAAAGGACTAAAATGATTAACTTACAAAACACCGGGAAAGCTACGGCAGACGCGATCAAACTGTTGGTCTATGGCGCAGCAGGGGTTGGCAAAACAAGCCTAATCCCAACGATGCCAAAGCCGATTATCTTGTCGGCAGAAGCTGGGTTACTCAGCATTGCTGGTGCTGATTTGCCGTTTCTAGCAATCAAGTCGATGGATGATTTGCGCGAAGCATATGCCTGGTTAACGACATCAGACGATGCCAAGGGCTATAAGTCGATTGCGTTGGATAGCATATCCGAGATCGCTGAAGTCTGCCTTGAGTCCGAGAAGGCGAAGGCCAAAGACCCTCGCCAAGCATTCGGCGAAATGGCAACAACCATGGCCCAGGTGATCCGCATGTTCCGCGACATACCTGATCGTCATGTTTTGTTCACCGCGAAGCTCGACAAATCCCAGGATGAAACAGGGCGGATGTTATACGCGCCTTCAATGCCTGGCAATAAGACGGGCCAAGCACTCCCATACTATTTCGACATTGTTGCTGCACTCCGCGTTGAAAAGGACGCCGAGGGCAATGCTCAACGCGCTCTCATGTGCGATACAGACGGCCTCTGGCAGGCCAAGGATAGGTCGGGGAAACTTGATGCCTTTGAGGCTCCCGATATTGGTGAGATCATTGCCAAGATTGGAGGTGCAAAATGAACTTAGATTTAGACGCAGCTTCAGAAGCATGGATGGAAGCCAAGGCGGCAGAGCGCAAGGCCGTTGAGCGCCGGAGGGTGATCGAAGACCATCTCGCCAGTTTGCTAGGCGTTGCTGAAACCTTAGAAGGCACCGAGACTACGGTCACTGATGGAGGCCATAGGATTAAGCTCGTCGGACGAATGAGCAGGAAGGTTGATCGCCACACTGCGAGCGATGTTGCTGCTGAATACGGTTTAGAAGCTCATATGGATAACCTCTTCCGCTGGAAGCCGGAGATCAACGTAGCTGCATGGAAGGCTGCACCAGAGAGCGTGACAAGGCTCTTCTTAAAATCAATCACCACGACGCCATCACGCGTCTCATTTAGCATCGAAAAGGAATAAGATTATGGTTGCACTACAACAGGCATTCCGCACGGCGGAGGTTGCTCAACAGCCACTGAGCGAGGAGAAGAAGTGGGAACCAATCGCAGAGGGTTGGTACGACGCAATGATCGTTAATGCCGATGTTAGAGATACTAAGGCTGGCACCGGCCAATATATTGCGATCCGTTTTGATGTAACTGGTCCGACCAACGAGGGGCGAGTGATCTTCACCAACATCAATATCAGCAACCCAAACCCAAAAGCTGTCGAGATTGGTCATCAGCAGCTTGGCCGGATCACAGAGATCGCGAACATTGCCGAACTCACCGACACCGACCAATTGATTGGTATGTCGATGGGAATAAAGGTCACGGTGAAATCCGATGAGCAATATGGCGACCGCAACGAAATCCGTGGGTATCGAGAGAGTAAGATGAAGCCCTCGATGGTTAAGGCTGGTGCTGCCGCTCCGCCTTGGGCCGCGAAACCTCCAGAGGGGCTGGACGACGATATCCCGTTCTGATTGATGTGAAAGAATGAAATGCTGGGTTGTTGGTCGAATAGATTTGTTATTTGGCCAATGACCCAGCATTATTTTTATGAACGGGATGAATCATGGTCAAGATACCAAAGCGAGAAGACCCAATTGCCGATGCGATTGATGAGCATCATGCAGAGATCAAAGAGGCCCCGCGCCCGCATATGGGAGCTTCTGGTTTAGGCCACCACTGTGATCGCTGGATTTGGTTGTCATTCCGCTGGGCCGTGAGGGAAAAGTTTCCCGGCAGGATTAAACGGCTGTTCCGCCGTGGACACAATGAAGAGGTTACGATCCAGGCTGATTTGGAGGCCATTGGGATTAAGTTTCAGAACACTGGAGCAGACCAACAATATGTAAATCTCGGCGGGCATTTGGG